CCGGGATGTCAGGTATATCGTTGTGGTCTGCCCTAAAATTGCCATTGATGTGTGGGTTAGGGAGCTCCAGCAGCATTACTGGGGCCCTGAGGCGGACATTGTCTATGATGGGGCATATGAGGCCACAGCACTGCCTAAGATAGTGCTCATCAACTACGACAAGTTCTCCAGGGGCTACCCTAAAGGGCTTTTTAAAGGGGCCGAATACCACGCCTCGGCTATCGTGCTGGATGAATCCCACCTCATCAAGACACCTGCGAGTAAACGGTCTAGGCGTATTGTTGGTATGGCTAAATCGGCCCGGTACCGTGTATGCCTTACCGCCACACCTGTAGGCAAGCGCAATATGGTTGGGGAGATTTATCCACAGCTAGTGTTCTCTGACCCATCCATTAGGTCGGAATTCCCCTCAGCTAAGTCATTCCGTGAATATTTCGGTGAATGGTCGAATTTCGGAGGGTTCCCTAAGTATCTCGGTCCCCGTAATACCGAGGAATACCAAGCACTGATTAAAGCACACTCCATAAGTATTAGCCGTGAGGACGCCATTGGCACTAAGGCTATAGATGAAGAGGTTGTGCCTGTATTCCTAGACGAGTCCCGCAAGGCTATTTACCAGGCTATGGTCAGGGATGAGCTAGACGTCCTGGAGTCTCAGGGCGAGACAGGAGCTGATAGCGTACTAGCACTGTTCTCTAAGTGCCGACGTCTCGCTGAGGGCCTCTCTACAGGTGAGGGCAAGCTAGTGTACAGCGGCCATAAGCTTGTGGCCCTTGATGCCCTGAGGGAGGCCTACAGGGGCCGTATAGTAGTAGCTAGTGAACTACTGGACTCCATCACAGCTATAGAGCGTCACCTGGACCACACGTACCGGCTGGACGGTAAGACTAAGGACAAGACTGACGTGCTGGACTCATGGAAGTCATCAGAGGACGGTGTGCTGGTAGTCAACCCTCAGGTTGCTGCTACTGCTGTGGACATGCGCGAGGCCGAAGTGCTGGTGTGGTACGGGCTGCCTACCTCGGCGTTGACCTACCGTCAGATGTCTGATAGAGTAGCTCTAGCGGTTGATCCAAAGGTCATAGTGATGGTGACCCAGGACACCGTAGAGGACTCCCTGTGGGCCTCCCTACAGGAAGCCACAGAGTTCCGCAAGGAAATTATGAATAACACTCGCAACTACCTATTAGGAGAGACTTATGCTAGTGAATCCGTCTGATCGACTTGTCATCGCAGCCACGCCCGGTGTGGATCCTACAATCTTCGCACGAGGGCTTGGGTACGCACCTAGTGAGCTCGTTGTGGACCCACACAACTCACACGGGGTCATGACCCGCTCGTGGGTCGATGGTGATATCCACGACTACACGGGCATTAGTTCGGATATCCGTGAGGCAGCTAAGCCTAACGTGCCTCGAGCTAAGGGCTTCAACCTTGCTGTCGTGGCCTTCAACTTGGATGACTTGTTCTCGGATTGGGGTAAGCAGTTGTGGGCCGGTGCAGACACTGGTTATTCTTGGGCCGAATTCCTTGTCCTGAGCATAGGGTACCGCTCGTGGGTAACTGAGTGTTCGAGGACCGCTAGCTGGAAACTGAATAAGTTCCGCACTGCCACAACTTTCACTATCGGAGAGTCGTCTATTGAGTACAAGTCGACCACAGACGTGCGTACTGCCCACAAGCTTGCAAAAGAACTAACGAAATGTTATTTCTAGACATAGAGACCACAGGACTTAACCCTCGTGCAAAGGACGCCGCCGTGCTTATGGTGGGCATTCTCGGGGATAAGCCCGAGGATGAGCCTAGGGTTTTCCACATGGCCTCCAATCACCCTGAGACATGGCAAGACAGGCTTAGGAGACTGTGTGGAAAACTACCCTCAGTGGTAGGCCACAACATCAAATTCGACATAGTCTATGCTAAGCGTTTCGGTGCTCATCTTGAGGCAGCTGGAGACACCTTACTTGGTGCCCATATGGTGGACGAGAATAGGCCACTGGGGCTTAAGTCTCTCATGTCTGACTATATGGGTGGGGACTGGTCTTATGACGGTGTGTGGGATGACTCTGATCCGGAAGCTATGGCCGCATATTTGAAAAAGGACCTCCTGGCCACACGTGAGCTTTATCGGATTAACAAAGGTAAACTCACACCTAACCAGAAAAAGCTCCTTCGTAAGGTTGTGGTCCCGGCTATCAATATGCTAGCTGAGACTGAGGATTATGGTATTCCGATTAGTCGAGATAAGCTTGAAATAGCCGAACATAAATATACCTCAGAATTGGCTAAAGTAGACACCAAATTGCAGTCGGAAATACCTTCAGAGATACCTGATGGGATGCAGGTTAAATGGGGAACTACTAACTTTCAGCGGTGGTTTTTATATGACTACCTAGGTATCGAGAAAAAGGAGGTAGGGAAGCCCACTAAGGCATTCCCTAACGGAGCACCCAGCCTTTCTAAAAAGGCACTTGCATATATGGATCACCCTATTGCTAAAACGCTATTAGAAAGGTCACGACTTAAGAAGAGTATAGACGGGTTTATAGCACCCTATAAAGAGCAGTTAGATGATCGAGGGAGGCTATACACGTCATTCAAGCTCCACGGCACGGTGACAGGTAGGCTGTCGTCAGGTAAGGTATGCGATGGGGTGGGAGTGAACCTCCAGCAGGTTCCGAAGGACCCCTACATAAGGGGTCTGGTAGCTGCCCCTGAGGGCTACAAGATTATCGAGGCTGACTACAGCCAGCTTGAGTTACGCGTAGCCGCTGTGGTCTCGCGTGATAAGACCATGCTCGAGCTGTACCGACAGGGAGGGGACATCCACTCACAGACCACACGTGCTATTGGTCTTGACCCAGACAACTCGTTTGACCGAAGGAAAGCGAAGATTGTTAACTTTGGCTTCCTATATGGTATGAGCGCCAAGTCGTTCGTGCAGTTCGCTAAGGTTAGCTACGGTACTAGCATCACGCTAGACGAGGCTGAGTCCTTCAGGGAGAGTTTCTTCCAGCACTGGTCAGGGCTACGTCCGTGGCACGCTAGGGCTAAGGCTAAGGCCCGTCAGCTAGGATACTCGTCGACGATGTTCGGCCGTAGGCGGCACCTACCTGGCCTGTACAGCGACGATGAGTACGAGGTAGCTGCGGCGGAGCGCCAGGCTGTCAATAGCCAGGTGCAGGGGACAGGTAGTGACATCATGCTGAGGGCCGCCACACGTGTGTGGTCTAGCCTAGAGGGAGACAGTCATATACTAGGCCTGATCCATGATGCCGTACTCGTGCTAGTGCCCGATGACCTAGCCGAGACCACAGCAGGTATGATCAAGGAGACCATGGAGGAGCCCCTGCCCCACTTCGACTGCCCTCTGGTAGCTGATGTTGAGGTTGGCACTTGCTGGGGACCAGAGATAGAGGTATAGTAGGAGACATGCAGGTAACGACAAGCTTGATTAAGGCCTGGCTTAATTGCCCCCTGGAGGCTTACTATGACCTCCAGGGGATCACAGCCAAGCCTCACCCCGGTACGGCCCTAGATAGAGGTACCTACCTCCATGCGTGGCTTGAGACAGGCACTCCCCCTGAGCGCCCAGAGGACCTCATGGAGGAGGAGCATGAGATCTATGATGACCTCGATCGTGTGTACCGTGCCTATGAGTACAGGTACCGTGATGAGCCCCTCAACGTTCTGGCGTGCGAGCTCGATTTGAGCAGGGGCATCCCGGGGTGTAACCACACATACAGAGGTAAGATAGATAAGGTAGTGGAGCTCGGAGGCCGTCTGTGGGTGCTGGACCACAAAACCCACCAGACCCTCCCTACAGCCGAGTACCGGCAGCTGGATATCCAATCTCACGCGTACCTCTGGTTGCTTGAAGGTAACAAGAAGCGGCTTGGTTGGGACCTTCCTCTGGGAGGGATGATCTGGGACTACATACAGCCACAGAAGGTGGTGTGGCCCCAGCTGACCAAGACAGGTAAGCTCAAGATTACTAAGGGGTCCACAGGTAGCACTTGCTACCGATCTATGGTAGACTGGATGCATGAGAACAGGACAAAGATCTCCAGTAGTGACTGCGAGATCCTGGTTAAGGAGGCTGAGTTGTTGAAGAGTCAACATTGTCCAGCTTTCACACGTGTGCTGGTACCGTTCAACAGTCAAGTACACGAAAGGCAAATCAAGAGTATACTAAGGTGGGCAAGACAGGTCGGTGAGTACGACTGGTCTAAGCCGCCAGAGGACCGTAACCCATCAGTGTGTGGTAACTCGTACTTGTGCCGTATGGGTAAACTTGCAGCAGCACGAGTTGAGTTCGGCACAGACGCGCAGTTCCTCCAATTCTATGATAAGAGAGACCCTATGGAGAGGTACAAATGATCACACTAGTATACGGCCAGCCTAAAACGGGCAAAACCACTTTCGCAGCTACGGTGCCGGGGGTACGCATCATCGACCTTGAGGGCGGCACCCGTGCAGTACAGGCCGAGACTACACAGGTAGATACCTGGGAGGACCTGGCCAAAGAGGTGCAGTCCATCGTAGCCAAGCCTCCAGCAGCTGTGGCCCTGGACAGTATTACGGTAGCCCATGAGCTTGCGTTGAACTTCGTCTCTGGGCGTAAGCGTGGCGACCTTCTAACGGTGTCTAAGCCTGTCAGTCTGCCCCAGTACGGCCAGGCCAATGAGCTGATCAAGAGCCTCATCCTTACTCTGCGTGGTCTTGGCATCCCTGTGGTACTCACGGGCCAGGCTAAGGTCACCTACGTGGATGAGGCTGACCCCGAGGACGCTGATGTGGCTCAGACTAAGGAGGTCACGCTGGCTCTCCCAGGGCAGGCTAGGCAGTTTGCACTCATGTACGCGGACGTGATAGGGTATACAGAGTCAGTTAAGAGAGACTCCAACACCGGGTATCGTATGTGGCTCAAGCCCACACAGGGTATCGTGGCAGGGTGTCGGGCAGATATAGCGGCCCGCAAGCCCTGGTTGGGGTCTCCGACTTGGGAAAGGCTTGAGAGGTACCTCACACATGATTGATTTTTCAAAGGTCGCCAGTAACGCTCTCGTGCGTCTGTGTGACCAGATGGATGACCTGCCCTGGCGTTTCGAGCATCATGACCTCGCCGTGATCGACGTACCCAACCCCATCACTGTAGCCCACCAGGTAGGCCAGTACGAGGTGCGCTACAATGACCACGTCAACCGAGATATGTTCACCATCACGGTTTGCTTCTTCACCACTACTACTGCTACAATCGACTACATACGAGAGATCCTAAAGGAAAGGGACCACAACAATGGCTAAGATCTCGATCGACTTCAGTGACGTCAAGGCACCGAGCTTCAGCACCGTCCACCAGGCGCCAGGCGTGTACAACGCTGAGATCGCTGGGGTGGAGATGACCAAGACTAAGTCAGATAACACCGACATGCTGGTGTTCGCTATCGTGGCAGGCCCAGGTAGGTACCCCTACTACTGCAAGATTGTTCCCAATCAGCTGTGGAAGCTCCGCGAGTTGATTGAAGCTGCGGGTACCAAGGTGCCTAACAAGGTTGTCCAGATTGATCCTGCCAAGTACGTTGGGGCTAAGGTCAACGTAGAGCTTGAGGACGACACCTACAACGGCAAGCTGCGCAGCCGTGTGGCGCGTGTGGCCCAGTTCTCTGAGGTCGAGTCCAAGGTTAAGGAGGAAGTCCAGCAGGACGTTGATGACGACTTCGGGGAGTTCGACGATATCCTCTGACATAGTCTGGGGCAGGGACAGGAGCCCTGCCCTGGGCATGCTAGAGAGTACGTTCTCAAGACAAGTACAGAAGTATCTAGAGTCACGCGGTTGGTGGGTTGTCAAATACCACGCCAGCCAGTACACTAAGAAGGGTATCCCAGACCTGCTGGCCTGCTACCGAAGCAGGTTTGTAGGCCTGGAACTCAAAACAGGCTCATCTTTGAGCCAGTGGCAGGTCAAGGTTGGGGCTGATATCATGTCAGCCGGAGGGTATTGGGCGTGCATCACCCCAGATACCTACCAGGAAGAGATAGCTAGGATTGAAGATGAGGTTCTTCGAGACAATCTGGGAGGGTTGTGATGGGTATTTTTTCATCTGTGGGATCACGTGGCCGGGTCAGGCTTTCAACCCGGGCAAAGCCTTTCGGGCTGTGGACCAGCTTGACGAAGCGAAGCACTACGTGCGGGATCTCGTTGAAGCTGGGCAGGATGTATATTTCACTCCCGGTCTTTTCTCTCGGCCGGAAAGGAAGGCGGAGTACCTCAAAGCTGGCCCGCTGATCTGGTCTGACGTAGACGACGGCCACACGGAAGGAACTAGCCCCCTCGCTGTGTGGACTAGTAGCCCAGGGCACACACAGGCTATCTGGAGACTGACTGAGACTGTGCCTCAGCCTGACCAGGACAGCCTGTCTAGGGCCGTCAGCCACGTGTTAGGTTGCGACCCTGGAGGCTGGGATGCTACTCAGCTACTCAGGGTACCTGGCACTCCCTCGCATAAGCGAGGCTGCACGGTAGGCAGGCCCGTGTACGGGACCACACAGACCCCTGGTGAGCTGGCCTCAGCAGTGTACAGGACACTGGACGGTAGCTCAGCGTCTATAGCTGGGCAGCTCCGTGCTAGTAAAGCCCTTGGTGACAGGTCGAGCCAGCTGTACGCTGCTATAGCCAGCATGTTGGAGTGTGGAGTTGAGCCGGAGTTTATCCCTGGCTTGATCAGGCATACGTGCCTTAATAAATGGGGTTCAGTAGACAAGCTGAAGTCTGAGGTTCAGAGGGTAGCTAGTAAATTAGACCTTGCAGGGTCTAAAACTATTGAGACTATCGAGATAGTTGAAGATTCACCTAAAGAGCCTTTGCTACAGATCAAGCAACTATCTGAGCTAGTCAACATGCCCCCTCCACGGTGGCGTATAGACGGCCTGGTAGAGGAGGGTGGCTGTGGCTTCATTGCAGCACCGCCTAAGCACTTCAAAAGCTGGATAATGCTCGATATGGCTATCAGCCTGTCTCTGGGGCAGCCCGTGCTAGGGTATGCTAGATCACACCAGACACCCTGCCTCATCATCGAGGCAGAGGACAGCCTATCACGCGTGTGGTCTCGCGTACAGACTATCTTACAGTGTCGATTCCCCCACCATGACCCTCGAGGGTACATAACCTGCAAGTCTGGCGTGCTGGAGCTGAACCCTCCTGACGGGGAGATACCCCTCTACATAGCAGGCAGGCCCACACAGGGGCTGTCACCAGAGCTAGCCGAGGAGATAGGCGAGACCGTAGAGTCGATGGGTATAGGCCTAGTGTGCTATGACACATTGTCTATGCTGACCACAGAGTCAATCAACGACAGCCAGGCTATGTACGGGCAGATCTTGCAGCCCATCAAGGCTGTAGCTCAGGCCACAGGGTGCGCTCAGCTTATAGTGCACCACACACGCAAGGCCTCCAAGGACATGCCCTCCACTGGAGGTGCAGCTCTGGCAGGGTCAGTAGCTCTACATGCCTGGTCAGACAACAGTCTGTACATATCTCGACAAGCAGAGTCGTTGAGTATTCAAGTAGAAACTAAGTCAGGGTCACAGGACCTTGTCGTCACCGGGCTAGACACTCCTGGAGAGTGGCAGCCTGAGGTTGTGCAATCTCTCTAGAGTGTGCTAAGGTAATACCATGATCGAAACACAGGGAACAATCAAGGTAGAGACAGTCGAGAACTTCTACGGGGCTAGCATCGAAGCACTACTCGAGTGTGGGTACCTCTACACCAGTGAGCTGGGAGACATCTACTGGGATGCCTCACAGCACACCCCAGTCAATGCAGTCTTTCTCGTAGTGGAGCGGTGAACAATGTACACTATTGATGAGCTACGTAGGGTAGCATCCACCCCAGGACATCACAAAGTGCTGGATAAGCTCGAGCAGTGGGGGTACGATGAGATCCATGATGACTTCATGTGGGAGTGGGATCTCTGGGTATGCCCCCGGTACTGGGCAGTGCAGTACTGCCAGAAGGCCACAGACAGATACCTTCCCTGTGGGGAAGGGATGTATGACCATAAGGGTGAGGGCATCGACGACAGCCTAGTAAGCGACCTCATTGATTACCCCGTCAAAGCTCTAATGCGAAGGGCTGAATGGGTACTTGACTCTCACTCAGCCACTGTGCTAGAGTCAGAAGCGTTCAGGGCAATACCCCTCGACCTAGACCTGAAAGAAACAATCACAAGACTAAGGGCTATACCAGGAGTTGAACGCTCACCGCTGGTATACCTGCTAGACGACATGGAGGCCACACTATGCTAGGATTCAAGAGAGACCCCGAGTACGTAGCCGAGCACGGCATCGACCTTGCTGAGCTTCACGATCACGTCCTCAACGTGTACGGAGAGGACCTCAGCGAGGCCATCCTAGTCAACCTCAAGATTGACATTGACCATGCTGCTGAAGGTAAGGTAACCTGGGACGGTGTGGACCTGCCTGACTACCTGGCCGCATACTGCTACTACTGTGAACTAGACAACCTCATGGACGAAATCGACTCGATTGGAGATGCACTATGGTGATCGATCCTGAAGCAATGGCTGCTCAGCTACGCTACTACTACCCCCACACTAGCCAGGAACAAAGGCTGGCGTGTGGTCAAGAGATCGCTCAGGTATCAGGCCTGTACTGCTGGCCACCTGAGAAGATCATCAAGAGGATCATCAAGAAACACCTAGGTACACGGTGAGAATCATGGACATGTGTGTTGCTATGATGCTGCTGGCCCTGGCCTTAGGTCTGGTCATCGGATACTTCCTCAACGAAAGGTGGTAGCCTATGCCCCTAGTAAACAAATAACCCCCTACCTGTTTAGGTAGGGGGTTATTTTATGCCTTAGATCAGGCAGTTACCTCAGGAGCCTCAGCACGACGAGGGACAGTAGTGTTCAACTCGTTCTTCTGCTCCACAGTAGGGGATGCGAGCTTAGCTGCATCGTAGAGGCCACACGCACCGAGACCCATCAGCAGGTACTTAGCGGCAGCCTGGTAGACAGGATCACCTCCAAGGAAAGTCTGAGCAAGGCCCAGAGCAACGGACAGTACCACAGTAACCGGCATAGCGGCTTTAGCTGGCAGGCCGCAGCGCTTCAGAAGCTCGACGATAGCGAGCATAGCCGGTACAGTGGCGAGCGTAGTAATATCCATGTGTCTCCTAACTACAGTATCCCTGGGGCTCTCTCAGGGATGATGTACATATTCTCTTCCCAGGCGATGTCCTTGTGCCACATCACCCCGAAGTTCTGATTAACCCCGCACTGCACAGCGAAGTGCAGCTTGGTGTTGTAGGGTGAGAACTCTGTGTCGAGGTGTCTCACCATCTTGTCGTCCACAAACCACCGTACACAGTCAGGGTAGATACGTACCCCGTACTTGTGCCACTGGCGTGTATCGAGGTCGATGACCTGAGGCCAGTGCTGTGGAGAGCGGTCCTTAGGGCTAGGCCAGTGGAGATTCAGCTGAGTCTTAGTCTTGTCAGACTGGGTCTCCATGAAGTTGATCTCGCCCTCAGGCCACCTGGAGTCTTCCTCAGGCCACAGCATAGCTACCATCTCAGTCGTCCAGGAGGGCGGGTTCTTGACCCACATAGACCAGTAGCCCTCACCCTTGACGTTGTATAGGCTTGCCCATGAGCCACACCTCAGGGAGTTATGCAGCGCCTTCTCGTGTGTGGCCCCTGCCTCGATATACATGAGGTATGCGGGACGATCGAACTGCATCTTCAACTCGAACGTACGGCCGTCAGGCAGTAACTTAGTCATAGCCGGGTCGAAGCGGCCTAGAGTACCGTGCTCAGGACGCTGTATACCCCACCCACCGTATGACCTGTAGTCATATAGTGGTTTCTTTTTCAAGTAGTCTTTCATGGGGGTAGTCCCCCGATACTATCTACCAGGGGACCGCACCTCCTTTCAGGCTATTGCGCTATCAGGCGTTGACGCCAGGATCCCGGGGAGCCAGGCCCCGCACCAGATCAGCCAGCACAGAGATAGAGTTACGCAGCTCCTCCATCTGAGCCTGCACCGCAGTGATGCGGGTCTTAGCGTCAGCGATCTCCTGGCGGATCACAACCTGCCCACGGCTATCAGCAGACGGGTCGCCAGGCCGGGTGATGGGTGCAGTCTGAGTAGCAGCCTGGTGGGCGTAGTACGCAGCAGTCTGGCAAGCAGCCTGCATACGTCCGAGGTACGCACCGAACGTCTCGTTACCCCAGTTGAGTCCGCCGACGCCTTCGCGTACAGCCTGAATCAGTTCGCTCTTGTCCAATGTTGGTCCTTCCTCATTTGTCTTGAATCCACCCAGGATAGCCTCCATCATGCCTATACCCTGAGCACAAGTCACCCACTTAGCAGGGGCAGGGTGATTATCAGAGGCCTTACGGCCGCGGTAGCCCAGGCCGTTGTACCCAGCATGAGCAGCAACAACCTGGTACTGGCAGGCAGTGTCAGAACTACCACCAGAATCACAAGCCACATGGTCATGGGGTTCGAAACCCTGACTCCTATACCTAGCCCAAGCCACACCTCCGAACCTACGTGACTCAGCTACCAGAATCTCGTTCTGCTTAGACGTCAGGTGCCAGTTCTGGAAGTCGAACGCCCAGCCATCGCTGTGCGTTCCTGCACTCGCAGCTGCACCTCCCTTAGCCTGGATCAGGATAATCGAGATATCCGGGTGATACTTAGCCATATAGCGCTTGAATAGCTTGTACCACTTAGCCGGTATCTCAGCAGCATAGGCTTCCTGTCCATTGTATTTAGGGCCCACAGATACGTATCCCATTAACCCTCCTTCCTTGTCTCCACAGCCAGCAGACGCTGACCGTGTTCTTCTAACCTAGAAGTCAACATGCGCTCGGTATTGGACACACGATCATTAATCTGGGTGATATTGTCATTAAACCGGCCGATCTCCTTATCATGCCGGTTTAGTACCCCCTTAATTTCCGCCGTAGTCGACGACAGAATTTCTAAATCCGTGTTAGTCTTATCAGCTTGCTTAAGTAGAATATTCAACTTATCCTGGACGGTGTTACCTTCAGCATCAGTTTTGTCATAAACTAACGCTTCAGTATCAGCTTTCAGGTCAGCAGTTAGATCCTTTATCCTCTTAAGCGACCCCGACATAGCCTTATATACTTTTACACCGCTGTAGCCAACCGCTAAAATACCCGCTAGGATAGCCCCAATAAGGCTACCCATAGTCTCAGGGCTCAACATATCACCTCAACCACAGTACAACAGCGGACACGAAACAGCGTCCGCCTCTATTAGAACTACCACTGTAAAGCTTAGCCTGGCAATTAACCTCAATCCCCCCTTCTCGTTCGTCCGGTACAGTGAAGAACGGCCACGAGATATTCGATGGGATAGCCGATGAGCCTAGGAAAGACAGGAAATCAGGGCTATACTGACCTCTACATTCGACCCTGCCCCAGCACGCAGGGGTTCCAGCGTTAGCGTCGTAGTTAGGCATGATGGAACCGCCCGCTATAACCAGTGCTTTAGTAGCCCAGCTAGGGGCCACAACGAATGTAGACACCCCTGTGGTCCAGCTAGTCACAGGAGACCAGTCAAGGTTACGGGAATTACCCGCATCAACAGCGATCTGAGACTTAAGTGCCTTGTCACCGATCAGACCTTCAGCGATCTCGAGGGTGCCGTCGAACTTCGCATGACCTTTCACGTGGAACAGAGAGCGGTTATAGACCGCCCCTTCGCCACCAATAGTGGCCGTGAGCTCATTAATGCGGCTCTCAAGACCCTCTAGTCGGTTAACTACCTCACGAATACCCTGATCACTAGAAGGCCTATCAACCGTAGTAGGGTCGAAACTCATCAATCCTCCAATGAAAGCATAGGCTTAATCTTAGTAATCTCTCCAGATACAGGGTCAGGGTCACATACCCACCCGATAACTCTGGCTTTACCTTTGAATTGCAGCTCAGGGTTACTAAGATTAGTCATATCAATATCCACATAGTCGCCTAGAACAAAGTCACGTCCTGGCATAAAGTGGTCCAACGTAGTCTCCACACTAATAGACGTCAGCCCGTACTGCTGCTGTTCCTTAGCTGCGTACATGTATTGCTGCAACACAGCGTCATCGACTGACCCCGTGTCCGGAGTCCAGCGTCTCTCAAGCTCAAGCCACCCGTATTGCAGGACCTGCCCGTTAGATGTGGCGAATTCCTTGCGTTCATCCCCAGACCTATTGGAGACCACACGCCAGATAGTGGCTCCCTTACCGTCAGAGCAGTCCTCAACCTGCTGCCAGGAGCCTTGAGACAGCACAGCAGCACCAGCAGTGTCCTTGCCTACACCGCCAAGCCTATACGCGGTGTGGACCACAATACCGAGGTGGCCATTAGCATGTAGTTCCCAGCTAGTAGCGAACTCAGCACCATGTCTAGTCTTCATAAGATTCTGGAGACCAGCAAGACATGTCATATCCTGGTCAGCACGGTACGTCCTGTCACCCCAATCAAGGGTAGGATCCTCGTCCAGACGCCCATTAAACTGAGCTACCAGACGGTCTAGACCTATTCCTCGAGCAATAGTCGTGTATCGCTGATCCCTGAAAACCAGTTCAGGGATATAGTTACGCTTCAGCCACTCCTCGGCAGGCTGTAGAGTCAGCTCCATGGACTCACCTGACCCGTAGGTGCGCTTCTCTACCCAGCCAGCCCATAACACCAGGTTGCCCTCTATAGCTGCCAGGACAGCACGCATAGGTTGAGTTCCATCACGCCAGTTAGCAGGCCACCTATCACAGACGGGGAGACTCACAGTCACGGAGTCTCCCCGTCCGATGATGGATGACAGGCTAGATTTAACAGCTAGGCCGGGAAGGTCAGCTAGGGGCCTGCCATCAAGAGCGGCAAATGAATGCCATCTGATCATTAGCCGTTCTCGATCGCTATCCAGTCGAAGTCGCAACCTCGACCATTCTTAACGAACATCTGAAACTGTGTCGCAGTGACATTATATGGTTTAGGGGTATCCCAGGTGAAATCACCTGACGCTGACCTAACCGAGGCCACAACACGAGGTGCGCTGCTGAACCGGCCTGGAGGGAACTGGATAGTAAACACCGCAGGCCCAGCAGAGCTAGCCGTCACCGTACCCGACGCAATAGCAGGGATACGGGGAAGAGTAACCTGAGGAATCACAGTATCCTCACGCCACGAACTACCAGTCCACAGCATCACCTTATTCGTGTCCAGCTCATAGATACGCTGGCCCTTCTGAAGGAACCACGTTGTGGGACGGCTATTCGAATAGCACGGGATAGTGCCGCCCACAGCGCACGTATACTGCCGTGTATCGTAGATCGTAGGGCTACCCGTAGTCGATACGATAACCCGCGCAATCAGCAGCGCGCCTGCTGGCGTAGCAGGTGTGGGGAAGCTAGCTGATGCCACGCCCTTAATCATCTCGAACGAGGCCTGGTACTTGTTGCTGCCATCAACGGTGCCGTCATACACTTTCAGCACCAGAATATCAGTACGCGGATACGACGTATCCTTAGCGTACAGAGGGAGACTAACGTCGTCGACATTAGCGACACGGTAGCTGCCGTTGTTCGATGCCACCGGCGTAACAATAGCTGTACCAGAACTGACCCTGATCTGGCTACCGTTGAGGCTAGGTGTCATACCCGACGTCACGCCTGGTCGGCACGCCAGAGGATGAGTGTCGTGGACCATAGTCGAGCCCACGTCAAGCCTACGGAATTCCGCGGCATTCACTGAAATATTGCCACCAATAGGTAGCACATTATCAAGAGCCATTATACAGTCACCTGTCTCACGATTACATCTAGATAAGCAGTAGGGGAATACACATCAGACCTGAACCCAATCGTCAATTCACCCCGACCAAGCTCAGGCCATTCCCTAATAGTAGGGGAAGCAGCAGACTGACCCTGCCTAAGTGACGTGCGGTTAGTTAAATCGATATCTAACCACTCGTCTTGCTGTAGGGTAAAGTCCCACCGCAAACGGCCAGCCCCGCCAGGACCAGAAAAGATCACAGACGGTATCTGCACGTAGCCGTAAAGCTTAAGGCTAACCCTGTTATGATAGCCAGAGCTTACCGTAACTGACCCGTAGTTACCCGACTCCAAGAAAGAGATAGGGTACTTGATCGGAAACTTAATACCGCCAGTAAGGTTGGGTAGATACAACCTATGCTTAGCGGTGTACTGGTCATCGATCTGGCCATCAGGAGTCTGACCTCCACGCCACCACACAGGGTCAGGAGCTATCAACGTAGCGCCCCACTCAAATGCTGACCCATTAGCCAGGAACGTTATATCGAGTGCACTATCCCGGGCCACATACATAGTCTTCGGGCCACGGGGCGTATTAACCGTCAGTGGTGAGGTATTAATATCCGCGATACTCAGGAGAGTCTCCATGGCCTCCTCAGCATCCTCCAGAGACTGCCCTACGTAATACCCTTTAATAGCACCAGACTTAGCGCCGTGGTAGGCCTTAGTACGCCATATACCGTCATAGCCCACACGCTGGCCACTCTGCGCAACGGCGGGGGCTGAGCCGAAGAGCTTGCACTCACTCACAACCCAGTCCCCACCGTTGATCACGTGGCCATTCCACGTGACTTCTTTCACATTAGTCTCCTCAGCTGCCTTGCGACCTCTTCGGCAGTGGCATAGGGGTCACTGCTGTATGCATTGACATTGACCCTACTGGTATTGCCTCCAGCATTAGCTCCGGCATAAGCAGGTTGAACGCCATTCAGGTTAGGCTGGAAATTCGACTGGAAGTCACCCATAACACTCTTAGCGGAATCCAACAGGTAAGGTTGCTCGTTCTTAAGGCTATCAGCGAAGTCTCGAATAATCGCTTTACCAGAATGAGTCACGTAGCCCTTGCCCGAGAAAGGTCCCCACTTAGCCGGAGAGAAAGGCCACAGACCACGCAACCAATCCATGCCCTGCTTAACCCAGCCCACAAGCGAGTTCCACGCTCCTTGGATACCCCGCAAGAAGCCATCCACAAGAGCGCCACCCGACCTAACCAGAAGGCTACCTAGATCACCAAGAGCTCCAGTGATCTTGCCAGGTATCGATCGAGCGAATTCAGCGGCCTGGCCACCGAGCTCCTGGGCTTTCCTCAGGAATCCACTCCAAGCCTCAGAAGCTTTCTGCGGAAGGCTCGACGCCAGTGACGCTATACCCCCAATGATCTTTCCAGGTAGTTGCTTAACCCACTCAATAATCTCGCCGCCCTTGCGAACCATGCTCTGGAAGAACCCACCAAACCACTCAGCCGCCTTACCAGCAAGCTGACCAAGACCAGCGAGCCATTCAAGTACCTTGCCGGGAAGAGACATCAGCCACTCGCCCACAGACGCCAGCCAGCCTGGAATGTACCCTAGGAATTGGACGAATCCCACAATCAGACCAGCGAAAATACCTATAGAGAAGCCCACAATCATCAAGGTGACTTCACCAAGAGCTGCAAGACCATCAAGGATCATCTGAGGTAGGCCAGCAAAGAATTCAGCAATCTGCTGCCCAGCCCCGGCTAGACCTTCCATAAACCACTGGCCAATACCCGTAGCGAACTCCGTCAGGCCTCTGACAAAGCCTTCCCAGAGGCCCTTAGCTCCTTCCACAGTAGCGTTCCACACGCCACCGATGAAATCAGATACAGCCTGCCAGTTAGCAATCAGAAGGACAAGTCCGGCAGCAAGAGCGGCTATACCGACCACAATCCACGTGATAGGGCTGGCAAGAAGAGCTGCCGTAGACGCCCAGATACCAGCTACCCACGTAACGAAGGCAGGAATCAGGATACCTGCAATAGCTGCACCCAGAGCTCCGAACGCCCAGGTGTTCTCTTTCAGCCAGTTACCTATATCCTGGAGAGTAGGCGCCATAGCTGACAAGACATCAGCCAAGGTGCTGAACACCGCTGAGCCCAGTGGCTCCAAGGCGAGCTGTGCGTTATTCTGAACTATCTGCCACTTCTCAGCGAAGTCAGAAGTCTCACCGGCCACACCAAGAATAGTGTCGTCAGTAGCGCCGATGGACTTCATCATGTCCTCAGCGCCGATCTTGCCTTGCTTTAGAGCCTCCACAAACTGGGTTGCACCTTTAGTACCAAACAGCTTGCTAGCTAGTTTAAGAGCGGCAGCTTCATTACCTGTCTGGATATAGCCACTGATTTCACCGGTAACTCGCTTGAAGGCTTCCTTAGGCTCCTCGCCGGACTTAGCCAGCGTGGTCAAGCCCTTAGTCATGGAGGTCATGATCTGGCTTGAATTCAAACCGGCTTTATCAAACGCACCGATCATAGCCGCTGTGTCTTGGAATCCGAATCCAAGAGCCTTCATTGTAGGCGCAGCCTGAGCGGTTTTCTGGGCTAGATCATTGAAGCCTAAACCAGTAGCCTGGCTGACCCTGAACAAGTCATCCATAGCTCCAGGAATTTGCTTAGCCTCAAGCCCAAAAGCGCTGAATGCTGCTGTGGTCTTGCTGATGTCAACGTCCTGACCCAGCAGCCGGCCAGCCTCAAGAACCTGCTTAGCCACAGTCTCGAGGTCCTCGCCAGTCAGACCTAGCCTGGTATTCAGGTCAGCGACAACTGGGGCTATCTTGGAGAACTCGGCTGGCGTAGTAGAGCCCACACGCTTAGCAACATCGACTAGTCCATCGAGAGCCTCCCCAGTAGCACCAGTACCCGTGCGGATAGTATCAGTGACCTCATCGAAAGTCTCGCCAACTTTGTACAGAGCAGCACCGATACCCGCGGCCACACCTGCACCGAGGGCTGCAAGAGAGCTACCCTTCAGCCCTTCAGCTAGCCTGGTAGATAGCCTAGCCCCGCCTTCTTTGCCAGCCTTATCGGAGCCCTCGTTTACAGCACCAGTAATCTCTCCAACAATAGCTTCTTTGTTACCCTTCATGGAGGGCACTAGTTGGTAATAACCTGTAGCTAGCTCAACAGAAGCCATTAGGCATCCCACCAATCGTTGAATTCACTTAGAGGGATGGGGTCATACCCGAAAGCACGCTCATCATCCCTAATCTCATTTGGCCTTCGAATAGGTTTAGGTGGAGGCTCACTTGACTTGCCAGCCCGCTGCCAGTTAGCTCCAGCCAGCACGTCATAGATATTCGCCAGCATATAGCCGTCTGTGGTCCACACATACCCGAGGTCCTTGGCTAGCGGACCTCCTGGCTCAGCATGACTGACTATAGCCTGAAGGTCCCGCCAGGTAAGCTCATCTGTACCTACCTGACGGGACCTCAAACCTAGCCCAATGAGCTCACGCTCTAGGGCTAGTGGGTGATTATGCCACACCCCCACTAGCCCTATTATTCCCCCATGCTGATTTCAGAGTGCTCTTTCCACGCCTCCATAAGCGCCATAAACATATCGTCGTCGAGCTTATTCGTGATTCCAGGGACGTAGTGCTCAAGCAGGTCAAGCTGGAAATCAAGCAATTCGGAAGTCTGCTTGGACGTGGGCTTCTTACCACGCTCCTGCTGAGCCTGAATAGCCCCGGCTAGATCACCCATACGCTTACGGATACCCACAGGAAGCTTCTGTAGCGAGGGCAACTCATGAGTAACTTTAGACCCTGGCATACGGAACTTAAAATTGTCCGTAGCCTTAGGGCCATCGAGTTGAAAGACCTTGCTCACGCTCCGGTCACCCCGTCATCAGTGGCGATGTACAGCGAGTTACCCTGGGCATCCGGGTAGCAGGTCAGGGTCACAGGCAGCTTGATAGCGTCACTAGCAGCGAACGTAATGTCGTCAGCCTCAGTGATCTGGCCATCAGGCACCCAGATGATGATCTTAGCGTCGCCATCCTTCATGCGGAAGCACCAGGTCTTGTGGGGCAGCTCATCAGCACGTAGCTTCATCAACAGGCGAGTACCCTGCGAAGTCGTCTTCGGGGTAACAGTGACATTGTTCTCACCGAAGAAGTTCTTCGCCGAGCCCTCAGAAACCTCAAGGTGAGACCACTTAATGGAACCCGAGAACTCACTCAGGATCTTCTTAACCACAGACTGAGACCAGTCTTTGATGTCGTTAGTTGAACGCTTAACCGACAAAGTAAGGCCAGCGTCACTGACATACCCCGAGTCAGTCAGCTTAAGCGTACCCAGATCAAGATTGTACAGATCAGAGGGCAACGTAGTAACCAGAGTGGTAGTGGACAAGATAGCTCCAGTCACTGCCTGATCCGGACGGCCTGCCAGCACATTACGGTTATTTACAGCCATTTAGTTCACTCCTGCTAGAATCATACGGAACGTAAAAGAATATCGAGCGATCCCTGAACCGCCAGATGACTGGCTGCTATCAGGATCATAGTAAGGGTAAGAAACAATATCGACTTTATGGCAAGGGTATTTACCCATATGCCCGTAATAAGGTCTCTCTTCAACCCAGTTAAGACATTTAGCTGCGAGGTTAAAGGCTTCTGTGCTATCGGTGTTGTCCTTACCCCAGCATGTGACGGTAAGCTGGACCCTCACTCTACGAGGATCTAAGCGGGTACCAGAGCTAGTCAGCTTGACTACACACTGTCGAGTTCCTAGCTTGTCTGCCTGCTGCCTCACAGGCACCCCCTGTAGATGAGCCCTCAAGCCCATAATGCAGGCAGCCTCAGCGTCAGGGAACTCAGCTACATACTTACCCATGAGTGTAACTCCCAAACGCACTAGTCAAAGTCTTGTCGTCAGCCTCAGACTTAGCCCCATAAAAGCTAGCCGGCCTCACCGTAGCCCTAGCTCGAGTCTGACCCACATAGCCCGACCACTCAAAAGCATCGTCGCGGCCAGCATTGTCATTAGCCTGGTCACATATCTTCTGGGCCATATCGTTCAGGACTGAGGCAACCTCATCTGACTTAAGCATAGCCTGGAATCCCTCATCATGGAATTCGAGCTTCTCAAGCATCAGTCCACCGCCACAAGCTTAATCACCTGGTGACTAAGGCCGAGGTAATCATAAGACCACACACCGGGAACTCCCGAGACTCGGTACACAGGTGTGGTCTTATTGAACCATTCTCCCGGCGTACCTTTGTGGTCCCAGCTGAGGATGACCAGGTCCTTAGCCTGCACGGATGCAGTCAGTGGAGCATACACCGTGTACGTCCACTGACCGTCACCCTGCCTATCCCCAGCTAGCTCAGCAGCACTAGGCTGCTGAATAGAGCAGCCCTGGATAGTGAACTCCTTAGCAACCTGATCTTGAATCAGATTACCCCGGTCATCGTACTTGTCCTGAAGTCGAGCCACCCAGATATAACCATTAGTTAGAAAGGGAAAGCTCAAGGGCGATACACCAACCTAAAACCATCGAGTGCCCGCTTAGCGTAGGCGCTCAATCGAATACCCCCACCAGGAACTTCAAACGTACTCGATACTGAGCCCACGGCAGCTTGATTGATACCCACCGGAGCAGTCCTAGAAGCTACAATAATCGACGCCATAACAACCTCAACCGTAGCTGGCAGCTCACTATACCCATGAGTCATAGTAGCCTGTATAGCACCCATAGCAGCAGGTAGAGGATCAGCGATCCTGCACATACCTGCTTCAGACCACTCCTGGACCACACGCCCATGACCGAGGTACTCGATCGTAGGCTCACCCTGAAGCATCAGTGTGGGCAGCTTAATAAAGCGTCCACCCTTGTGATCTACCCGCTTAGTCTCAGTGATCAAAGGGTAGATATGCCATTCGCAGAATTCCCTAATCAATCCGGAAGCCTGCCTAATAAGAATAGGGGTAAGGGGGTCATCCTTTTTGATGACCCCCTTACTTAGGGCTTCCAGAGTATCAGCCCCGATAAGATCCATAATCAGGGCTTCAACGAAACCTTGCAGAAAGCCTTCGGCTGAGTGATAGTCAGCAACTCACGGATCTCCATACGGACCACAGTCACGTCAGAAACGAACAGGTCAGCGTGGGAGTTCGTAGCCTCAATCCTGACACCGCCCTTACGGACAAGCATACCGCCAGCCTTGAACGCACCAACCAGAGCCGTGCCCTTAGCAATACGCGGGGATACCACAGTGTTCAGGCCCCACAGCGACGGCACAATCTGAACCTGGCCGTTGCCGTACGCACCAGTGAATGCGCCACCACCAAAGTACTGGCCGTTGCTGTCCTTAGCCAGACGCTGAGCAGCGTAATCCTCAGGGTTGATCACGATAGCGTCAGCCGGGAAACCGCTCTCCTGGAGAACACTCATGGCGCCATTCAGGATACCCTCACCGAACTGCTGCACAGTAGCGGTCTTATCGAGCTCATTAGTCAGGATACCTGACTTCTGGAGGACACCCTGAAGCTGGCCGTTCTGGCCAGAGCCGTTCAGGATCTGGTTCTCTTCGGCAACAGCGATACGGTACACACCACGCTGGTTAACGTGCGAGGCCAGCCACGCGTGATCCTCGAGCATCTCGTCAGAGAAGGCCAGGATACCGGTGATCTTCTTCAGAGCCTCAATATTCGTCTTAGGGTTAACGAAGTGAATGTTGTTCTTCTTGGCACCCTGAGCAGTCGGGCCAGCGTCGCCCTCAACAGCGCTATCCTCGAGCCAGGCCACAGCAGCACTGTCGGTGTTACCCTGAGCGAACAGGTCACCGACGTACAGCGGAGGCTGAGCGTAGTGGGCAGCCTTGTCGTAATCGGCATCAAAACCGAGCAGGCTGTCCCAGGTCAGGTGCCAATCCTCAGCTCCCTTGAACTCAGGGCCGTTCACCGAGAAATTGTCACGACCCTTAACCCGAGCAAGCTCAGGGCCGAAATGCTTAACGAAGTGGGCGCCCAGAGATTTGGCCTCGCGCTCAACTGCCACAGAATTTCCTTTCAGTTCATTGATAGCGTCCCCGTTACCCTCGAAGGACTTGATCTTGGCCACAGTGGCCTTGTACTCTTCCACCAGAGACTCGGTGTCTTTACCCACAACACCGGACTCTTCAACGGCCTTCAGCCGTCCCTTGATCTCAGCCGCCTTAACTTTCAGTGCTTCAATCCCGCTCACGCAAACAACCCCTTAATCTCAGCGAGGATAGACTTAGCCTGATCATCAGCTGGCTTGTCTTCAGCCGGCTTCTCCTCAGGTTTATCCTCAGGCTTGTCTTCCTCATCAAAATACTCATCGAGCTTGGACTCAAGCGCTTCGATAATCGGCTTGACCACAAGCTCAGCAATCTCTTCAGGCGTCATTCCTTCTGCCTCTTTCTTAGATTTGACGTCAGTAATAGCTGCCTCAGGATTAGCTGGGGCAGGGACCACAGACACCTCAAGCAGCGACACACTCTTAATGTATGTCTTGCCATCCTTGTGGTCTGCGTCATTAACATAAAAGCCGAACGACATACGGTCAATTCGGCCTTCCTTCAAAAGCTTATATACGACAGGCCCGTTACCAGGACCCTCAGTGTCGACCACACACCTGACAAGCAGTCCGGTGTCGTCTTCCTCGGCACTCTCGACGTAGCCAATATTATTCATCGGGTCAGTGAGGTCATGTCCATAGAAGACCGGGATCTTCCGGCCTTCCCATTCTTTCAGGGTGTCAGCGAACGCACCCTGCACCATGACGTCACCATACGAGTCGACGTTACCGAACACCGACGCGTACCCAGTGAATACCCCTACGTTGGACTCAGACTCTTCTGCTTTAACCTTAAACGACTTAGTCTTAATCGCTACTCCCAATCTATGCTAGTCGTGCAATTACAGTGAGCAACCTCAGCAGGGTCATCGTCATCGCCAGGGTACTTCATCCCGTTAGAGAACTCTTCGTTCAAGCCCACACGCTCACCGTCCATAGCAGCGTGGCTATCTCGAGCATTAGGTCCCGTATGCCATGTCTTGGTAGCCGCACCAGACTGCCTGCCAGCCTCCTGTGTGGCCCAGCCCGTAGCCCACGTGACCATTGACCCTGCCATACCTAGAGCCGCTTCTTTCAGCCAGTGCTCAACAGGTTCCACAGTATCCGGAGGATCATCACCCTCCATCGCCTGCTCCCACTCGTCCTGCTCATCCTCAAGCTCATCCAGGCTATCCAGAATCCCCTCTGAGATTCGCTCAGCTCGCTTCTTCAGGTACTTACGAGTCACGCCCTTGTCGTACGACTCATCCCTGCCCTCAAGCAGACGTCGACCTACCTCACTAGTAAGGTCTAGATCGAGGTCAAGCAGGTCCTCAGCAAGACTCTCATCAGCTGAAGCTTTAACCTTCAACCGCCATGACTTATACAACCTCTTACGGGCATGAGCCTCAAGCACCGTCGTGTACCTCTTAACCCACGACCGACGATCAACGCGAAGCCCTCGTGACTTAACCCTTACCTCACCTGAGTTCTGGCTATACCCTCCAGGGTCCACACTCACGTTCAGTGGAGTGATCAGGTCATCACCACCATCGATAGCTGGCAGGTTCAACCTAGCCCGAGCTTCATTACGAGTCATGTAAGCCGAGCCCACAGCTGACTGGAACCACTGTGCTTGCTGCTCGAAATCAGCTTGGAGTTTCTCAGCGACATTAAATTCAATGTAGCTGCCTTTAGCCCCACCCATAATAGGAATAAGGAATGCATTAAGCGTAGACTCTATTTCCGCAATAAGCGGACCTAGAGTATCCCCGTAAAGCATTTTACGGAATTCCCGAACATTGCTGTAATTAGCATTGTCAAGAATTCCGACCATTGTGGGGTTAACGTGGAAAGCATTAGCTACTGTCGAATAAGCAAGCTTAACGCCCTCAATGTACTGCTGGTCAGTAGCACTGAAGTCTACACGATTAAGAGTCATCCCATCTTCAAGAATGGGCGTGCCACCAGCGCGCTTACCCGACCCAGTGTACTTCTCGTACCAGTCCTCACGGAAGGTCTCGCGTTGAGCGTCAGTCCACCGTGGAGCATCAACAGGCCTCTGAAGGACAGCTGACACTTTACCACCGCGAGCCCACAACTGTTGACGATATTTGCTCGCCTGAATCTGCTCAGCCAGGACTTCCTTCAGGCTGACAATCGTAGCGCTGCACCCGCCAGGGTCAGTCGGGTGATAGCCACCGAAATAGACCACACGTGAACTATCCAAAGTCAGCTTCTTGTCAGACTCGAAGCTAACCTCATGCGTGACCTTACCAAAATTATCAGACTTAGTCTGAACCCAGCTAGGGGGCAGGCGGTAGACTTCCCAGTTACCGTTCTGGTTCACTACTGGCCACCAGTAGGCCCTATCATGAAGAGCCTTATCCACAACAAGAGCGTAGATCAGCTGATACAGAGTCATGCTCTCATTAGCTTTGGCGCCAGAGAGAAACCCGCCAACAGGGGACGAGGTATCCCTCAGCCTGCCCCCATCGCTTTGCTTAACATAAGAATGTACGCCTAGATGAGCGATATTCCTGGCAAGGAACGTAACCACAGTGCGCAGATGCGGTTGAGTCTTGAATAGCTTAGCAGCTGAAACACCGGAAAGATCGACCAATTCAGTAGGGCCGACCTTATACTGCCGAGGCTCATATGTGGTAATACCCTGAAGTCGGTTAAAGATACCAGACCAGAAACCCACTACTACACCTCCAATTCAATCCTGTAAACAGTATAACACATTTCAAACAGATTCCAGGCCCGACACGCCGTAAGCCGAGACTTTTGTTTTGTGGAATTGCCATACATTCATTGCTGTGACTAGCGCAGCAACGCCGTCGATCTTATCCCGCTTCTTCTGTTTAGCGGGTTTAATATTACCAGCAGGGTCCATAGCAGGACGAATATTATCTATTTGCCACGCCATAAGAGGATTGCCGTCATGCTTAATAGCACCCCCCTGCATAACCAGTCTCTGAATTTCTTTCATAGGGCCTGACATAGAGACAAACCCCTGACGGACTTTCTCAAGTCTGTACCCATCAGCTTGAAGATCATTAGATACCTGTGTAGCATTCCACGGGTCGAACCCTATGCATTGAATGTCATAACGCTTAGCATCCTCATCAATTTGAGCTTTAACAAAATCATAATCAGTGACATTACCAGGAGTCAACTTAATTAGCCCTCTATTAGCCCACACCGACGCATTACGGTACGTGGCCCTGTCCAGTTCAGCTAGCGCAGCCTCAGGCAGGAAGAAGCGAGGCAGCATCTGGTATGTACCGTCCTCTGCTGGGAACAACCACACCAGTGCCGTGAGGTCAGATACCGCTGCAAGGTCCAGGCCGCCATAGCACTGTCTACCCTCAATGTCCAGCTGGTCCACAGCCCCCTTCATCCAGTCAGACCTGCTGATCCACGACTCGTCCAGCCTGCCTCTGATGCCTAGATGTAGCCTCAGGAAGCTGGCCTTAGCCACAGGGTCAGTCTTAGCTTTATCAGCAGCAGACTGCATGAATGCTCGTGACGGAGTTACGGGATATAAGGGATTAGCCTTAGCCCACGTCTCTTCCGACCAGGGGTCATCTTCAGGGGAAGCAGACCACACCACACAGAATGATCGAGGGGCTTCTACAACCCCCTTACATATGTTGTCTACCAGCTCTCGGCGCTGGTCGTAGGGCGTGCCCACGCTGCCATCATCAGCTGTGGTAATCACCATCGTCAGGGGCTGCTCACGAGCACCAGTACCTGTCTCCATAGCCTCCAGCAGGGACAGAGACTTATGCACGTGCAGCTCATCACAGATAGCCCCGTGCAGGTTGGCACCGTGCGCCAGGTCACCCTTGCTAGAGACAACCTTGATTACGCTAGACGTCCTATCCTGCTTGATCGAGTTATGCAGTGACCTGATACCCGCCTGTTTCAATAGCGGGCTATTGTCGACAAGTTGCTTAAGCGGCGTGAAACATGCCCCCGCTTGATCTCTAGACGCCGCACCAATAATAACCTCAGCACCGCCCTCATGATCACCGAAAGCGAGCACCATGGCTAGTGCACTAGCCAGTGTGGACTTAGCTCCTTTACGTGGCATTTCAATATAGGCATCCCTATACAACCTCAGCCAACGCCCTAAAGAGTCATCGTAGACTTGCCAGCCAAACAGCGGGGCCACAATGTAGGCTATCTGAACATTAGTTAGCTTAAGGGGCTTACCCGCCCACCTACCTTTAGTGTGCCTTAATGCAGAAATAACCCGAAGAGCATGATCTACGCTCTTCGGGTTAAATCGCACTTGCATACCGTGGACCACACCTCCAGGATCGGGGCATTTGAGGTGTGGTCCCCTTTCAGGTATATCTAGCTTCCTACTGACTAAATAATCTTTAATTTCATTAGGAATTACATTATTCATTGCGTTCTATTCACATAAGGAATGGGTTATCAGTGTCTTTATTCTTACCCGAATTCCTTGCTTTAGGCGTCCATCCAGCCTCTTTCATATAAGCAAGGAATGCTTGAGATTGTGACCGGAAAATAACCTCAGCAGGGTGCTTCTGCATTCGGTGATTAGGGTTATCAGTAACCAACACAGAATCAGCTGAAATAACCTCATTCGAGGCTTTTCGTGCAATAGCATAATGCCTACACATAGCCTCAATAAACAGGCCATCCATTTCATCAAGGTT